AGTTCAATAGTATCTGAAACGTTATCAACTGTTTGACCGAATCCAAAATCAGATCCATCAAATGCTATTCTTGTTGGAGGAGCAATTGTAAGTGTAGGAATATTATAATCCTCTCCACCATCTGTGATTGTAATTCCACTTACCTCTCCTGCTGCAATAGTAGAAGTTAATATTGCTGTTTCAGTAATTCCAGATGGCGTTCCTGAATCTGCTGATGTGACTACAGGAGGTGCTGTATATCCACTTCCTCCATCTGTTATTGTAATTGAACTAATTACTCCATCCTTTAATGAAAGGGATAGTGTTCCTGATTTATGAATTTTAGCTTCGACTCCTGGTAAGAAAGTAGAAGCAAACATTTCAACCAATAGTGGAATATCTTCTGGACCAATAACACCAGGTTGTGTTTGTGGCATTGAAGCTTTATTTAAAGCAGCAGTTAATGTCGCATCAACTAATTCTAAGAAAATAAGAATCTCTGCAAAATAAACAAATCCTGCAGGATGTACTAATTTATCATATACGTTTTCCCAATCAGATAAGTTCTTACCAGTCTTAATGATATAACTAAATTTTTGATATCTTAAACTATCTTGTAACTTAATATTGTATGATAGGAATCCTTTGTTATCTAAATATGTTCCACGTGGAACAAATGTGATGGTTTGATTATCTGATAATGTAACTGGATTCGAAAGTGTAATTGTTGTACCACTAACATTTGAAACACGGATATCATCTACTTTTGTATAAAGCCCATCAACAACTAATTTAGATGAAAGCCTAATGTTCTCATCAGCTGTATCAATAACCACTGTTGTACTATTTGTAACTGCACCATTGACTGTAGCTGATACATCTGCTGGTTGATCCCAATCCCCTGAAGATGGAATCAATGTTTCATTATATGGAAACTCTACCTCTACTGGTTCATTGAAAAGCAATCTAAAAAAGATTTCAATACTATCTGCTGATCCTCTTAACTTATAGAAATCAATTATACGCTTATATAAGTTTCTTTTATTAACTGTAACATCTCTTGGAATAGCTGCAGCAATTTCTTTCTGCATGAGTTCTAAATAATTAGTCTCATTCTTATCGATGTCCATTGCCTTTTCAATATTGTTCATGACCCATGATGGACCTGGACCTACCCAGTATTTCACTATTGTTGTCAGTGTAGCTGTGTAGCCATTATATAGATTGAGTCCGTTTACTGCAAAGGTCTTTCCAATTTCAGATGTAGATTCTACAAGAGATCCTGGTAGTTCATTACCATTTGTAATAGCTACGTTAATATCATCTAAAGGAATTGTTGTACTTACACCAGTTGGTGATGTTACTACAAGTGTTGAATCAGCTCCTGTTTCATCTGTAAAGAATCTATTGTTTTCATTATCTGGATCTGGTATACGAAATCTTGCAATATTATCTAATACCACATCATTAAATGTTTCTGTTTCCTGATATATGAATTCATCCATATTCATAAAAGCATAGTATGCTTCTAGGAATTGTCTGAGCTGATCTCTATCATGTAGTATGTCAGCTGGTATCAGCTGGTCAAGACGAATATCTTCTTTTGTCTCATGCAGGGTGGAATTTTCTAATTCAACAATTCCTGGAGTGAGAGAAGTCTTATGAGCCATTATGCTTTAAATCTCGATGTAGTTGAGTATGAGATTGAACCAGATGAACCTGCCACTGCAATTGTATCAATCTCTGGGGTTATAGTTACAAAGCTATTATCAATTGAAATTAACTGATCACGCTTCGGAGCCAAGTCTAAGCTGTTTGGTAACAATGTAATTCGAATTGGATTGGTATTGTTTGGTCTAAAGTTGTTCAGTGTAATCTTACCTAGAGTCGGTTCAATTAAACCTGTATCATTAATTACTGTAACGTTCTGATTGTTTACAACCTTATAGACAAACACTCTACGATTCGTTGATCCTGCAATTGGTTGATCACCAAAGAAATGTTCTGTGCTAGGATCTGCTGCTAGACCAAATGCTGTTGATGTTAAGATGAATCGAGTTGATTGTCCTGACTGATAGAAAGGAGCTACAAAAGTTTTGATGTGATTCTGAAGATCTACATTACCGTTTGAATCAAGTGTTGGTGTCACATATTGGAACATACGTGGTCTGACGATTGTATTCAATATTGCTGGATCAGAGTTGTCGATTGCTCTTGTGATCTGTGAGTGTCGAAACACACCATCAAACTTGTTTAGGTTATTGAAGTTGTAGTCTGAAATTGTATCTCCTACAACAGTTTGTAGCTCCACTGAACTTCTATCTGTAAGGTTTGGATTGTATTTAAATGCAGCATCAATTTCTAAATATGTAAAGTTTGGATCAACGATCTGTGGTGTAATTGAAACCACATTCTTTCCTTTGAGGATAGCGCCAGTGATATCTGTCTTTTCTGCTGTTGTAAGTGTTTCAGAAAGAAGCGGCTTAATAGCAATATACACTCTTCCATAGTCTGGTGGATCGTTATCTTCACCACCCCATGTTGATATGGAATCTATATTCGAAAACTCTTTCTTAATAATGGCGGCATAGTCTTCTGAGGTGACCGCACGGTTTTGTGTTGTAAATGTTAATGGTGCATTGAATCGAATACTTTCTGTTGTTTCCTGATCTGAACCACCAGCTGAATTTGTAACTGTTGTTGCAGTAGCAAGATCATTACCAAATCCACCAATACTATCTGAAACTGTAAATCCACTTGCACCGTTTGATTCCTTACCAGAAGTAATGACATAGTCTAATGTCACGATATTGTTGTTTGAGGGTTTAAAGCCTGTGACACCATCACCGAAGAACACCTCATAGTATCCTGAGCTGTTCTCCTGGAGATAGTAGACCTTACTGCTAGCATTGACATTCTTCAGAGATTCGAATTTTGTATAGATGTCAAAGCTTGTGCTCTCTTCATTTTCTTGTACACGGACACGAAGCGACGACGTATCTGCATTGAGGTCGGAAAGCTGAAATTTTTGGTTTTCGATATCATTGTCTACACGATATTTGAGTGTGCGGATATTACCTTCTACAATTGTCACATTGGAAAATGTATAGGTGTTACCAACAAGTGTTGCCTGCTGTGTTTCTAATACCACATACTGGAACTCACCACCATCGAGAAGTGTATTGAGTTTTGTTCCTCTTGGCAGAGAAAGAACTGTGGGTTTCGCGCCACCGACAGCTGAAACATCTACAACGATATTCACACGGGCTCTTGGACTGAGGACCGAGCGCGGAACATATCCTAATAGCTTTGCTCTTGTCACTACATTACCTCTGATCTGTGCAGAGTCTAAGAATGCTTCATTTAAGCTATAGTGTGCATTGAGAGCATTGTAATGAGTATTGTAGGCAAGGACGTCAAGTAAGACTGATAGGCCAGAGCCGTCGAAATCATAGTCATTAAACTGTGATTGTTGCTTGAGATAGTTCTTGAGATTTTGTTTGATATCATCAAAATCAAGTTCTGTTACATTTAAATTTGTTGCCATATTACTTTAACCTTCGTAGTATTATCTGTACGTTCTCTTGTGTATCATATTCTTTTATAGTATAAGAAACATTAATCTGATAAGCATTGTCTTCAGATCTATCAATCACATCAACATTTGTTACTGCTATACGTGGCTCATGTCTCTTCAAGGTTTGGGATACACGGTTCTTTATATTAATACGTGTAATAGCATCACCTGGTTCAAACAAGAATCCCTTCAGGTTAGCACCAAGTGAGGGTTGAAAAGGCCTCTCATATGCATTGGTTACAAGAAGGTTACGTACTGCATTCTTTATAGCTGCATCATCCTTTAAAGGTATAATGTCTTTACGTATAGGATGTACAGTGAGACCGAGATCTAAGTCACGCCATGATTTCTTCTTTGAGACAACCTTTGCTTGCTCTTGAAGACCAGAAGAGATCTTAAAGTCTGATTGTATTAAACTGCTAGCCATAGTACTATTTATACGGATAAAGGAGTACTTTGAACATCTCGTACCGGAATACTAGCCCTGGGGGGAAGGGGGGAGGACATTTTCTCAAAAAACTTAAAGTGGGCCCCCCTCTGAATCTTTATAAAAGGTGTATGGATATACACTATAAGGGTATACATATTATAACATATATTCGGCCATTTGTAACTTGTTATATTACCAGATACATTTAATGTACCATTATTTGTTTGGTTACCCTCTACTGTTAATGTACTATTGTTTGTCTGGGCCCCGGAAACATCTAATGTACCTGTAATAGATGTATTACCAAACAGTTGTATAGTATCATTTACACTATCTAATTTGATTGTTCCATCTTCTAATATCTCTATAATGGTCCCGGATTTATGTACAAATTCTATTTCAGAACCTGTCAAACGTATAATATGATTGTCTTTATGGGTAATTTGTATTCGTTCTGAGCCCACAGTATTGTCATACTCTACAGTATGTCCAGCATTGGTCCGATGTACTTTGTTATTTGGATACGACGGGGCGAGGCGAGCTAAACTTGGGATATCTGGTGTTTCTTCAGTTCTCGTAGAAATACTTCCTAATACGAGCATATCTTGTGCACTCGTTCCATCCCGAAAAAGACCAAATACATATGATCCGACTTCCAGTTCATGTGTACTACCTACACCCTTATATGATGCAGATGTTGTTGGTAATATGACTGTAGCCCATGGTAGATCTTCTGTTTTGAGTATATTTGTATTGTCTGTATGCCATCCAACTGCTCTACATTGTACTCTTCCAAGCTTTTCTGGATCAGATATACTCTCTACTTCTGCTATAAAGTACTGTAATTGTCCACCTATAAATTGATCTTGTCTCATGATATACTATCTCTTTTGAGTGTAACTTCTTGTCGATATTGTTCTTCAAATGTGTGTTTGACTCTATGTACTATATATCTACCACTAAAGAATTTGTCTTTCATACGTGATGTTTTGTTTTGTTCTGATGATCCAACCTGAGATACATCTAATTCTACTACATATCCTGTAGAAAGATCAAAATCACCATTGATTTGTATGTTCAATGTATTGAAATTTGTACTGTAATAGTGTGCTTCACCCTTTAATATTGTTGGTTTTGTTGGTTCATGGTAGTTACTACTCTCTGCAAATGCCTTGGAATTCAGGCTAATATAGTAGTTTTTACTGTTTTGTAGCTGATCATATGTCTGATCTAATATAGTTTCTTGTGTATTATATGGTTCGTTCTTGTTGAGTTGTGACCCAGGTTTATAGGAATATACGAATTTTTCCTTTTTCTTTTCAGCAATATCGAATGTATACAGTGTAGAAGCATATGCACCATTGCCGATTTGGTGAAATTGGCTCATATTCAATGGACTTGACATCGATATTATCCGGCGCTGAACCTCATCATAGTATTCCGGTGTGCCCTTTGGGTTCTCATAGAAAGAACGAAACTCATATGTTTGGTATGGATCTTGGTCTGATAGCACTTTCCAACTGTTAAAATTGATACCATTTCTTGCAGATTCCCAGAAATAAAAGGGTGTTGAGGCTTCATATGCGTTGCGTAGCAACCATTTCAGAGCATAGTAAGGTCTTAGACTTGGGTAAATTCCTTGTATAATCGATTTAGAAGAGGTGTTAATATTGGATATACGCTCTGGATCTACACGTAGATCCTTCTCTAATATGTCCTTTACAAGTCTTCCAATTGTATTACGAAATGGTCTTTGAAGTATTTTTGTTTGGTTTGTATAGAGATGTTCAGATGCACATCGTATATTGAATCCCTGTCGAGTGACATTTCTTCTTGCAAGACCATATATTTCGATAATCTTGAGCCTGAGTTCGAGTTTTTGTTTGTCCTGTTCTGATCCTTTTGTTGGATTTCTTCGTATCTTGAGATCAATGATCTCTGATCCAGTGAGATTCAAGTTGTGAAATAGCCCTACAGAATCTGCAATAAAGATGACTGATTCGACATATGGTTGTGTCATATCCTCTGTTATATCGATCTTTTGGACTGTTCTTGTAATATCAACTGTTCGTGCATCATCTCCAGTTGTTGTCAGTTTGACATATTCGATATGATACGAGTCTGGAGATACAGAAGTATTCTCTCCTGGATTCCTTCTTGCTGTTCCTTTACTAGACATTTATGAGTTCTTCGTATGCATCAACAAATTGTTCAATATATGATGGAACTACATATCGAATCTTCGATCTTTCCTCGTTCAGTGCATATTCATGTGTTCGATATGTGACATAAGACAACTGATATGCGAGTTCTCCACCTGATATATAGACTCCATTTGTGACTGGTTTTTTCTCAGAATCGTCTGTTCTATAGAAATAATACGGAGCATCTACGAATTTATATACCTGATATGTGGATACGCTATCCCCAGATGTTTGTCCAACTACGAGTTCTGTTGTATTCTGTGGTGTTGTTGCATCTCCAATAAAAGCTCCTGTTACATTTTGTATTACCAATTGGTTCATATCCACGTTTTTCTTTGTAAATGTACCTCGTGCACCAGATGTAGCACCAACAATTTGCTCTCCTAATTCGAATCTTCCTGATAAACTATCACGGAATTCAGATACCAAACCATCTCCTGTTCGAGTAATACTTGGATTTGTTGTAATTACATAACCCTCATATTCTTTTTCGAGATAAGAAAAAAGATCCTCTTGAGACATCGGCCATGCTCTCATACCATCGTGTAGAAAATCATTTACAACAAAAAATGTCCAGTAATAGTCTGGAGTACCATATAATCTTTGCGATACGATGTCTGGTCTTTCACCATTTTTGACCTCATAAAACCTATATCCAGCTACCTCATCTAGGAATGTTGGTAATGGTCTTACAGATCGAAAGAGATCTACCATATTTTGTTTGACTCCTTTTCTATTGAAGTCGTATTCTATTTTTGGAAACAGTTCAAAGAATGCCATTATCCATTACCTCCTTCTCCTTTTGGTTTGGGATATGATACAAATGGAGGTCTATCGTCATTTTGTATTTCAAATAATTTCTTTTCAGGATAGAGCTCATCTCTTGTAAGCATTTTAGCTTCTGAGAAGTCAACTTGGATCTGTACTTCAGTACCAACATAGTCTTCTAAAGCCTTTAAATAAATCATTGAACCTTCCTGACCGTTATAATTTACGCTCAATCCAGTGCAATAACTATCGTATATCGTAGGAAGGAATAAGCTTTCTTTTTCCCCGATATAAAATTGTATACGAAATTGGGGTGGATATTCTAATGCAAATGTTCCTTTTCTTTTAGGATACATGTATTTTCGAAAGAAAGCAATAATATCATGTACTGCTCTTGCATCTTTTTCTGATTCTGGTACTAATTTCCAAGACATTTGGAAACTACGTATATTCATAGAGGTGAATGCCATTTCCTGGTTTGGATTAATAGCTATACCTCTTCCTAAGTTATCTGCAGCTAAAAAATCCCCTATAGTATCTGCAAACTCTGAAAGAGCCTTTCCTCCCATTAGGAATTTATCTTCATCTGTAAGATTCCCCTCTATTCCCTCTCTTCCAGCATATACCTTACTCATGTCTACACCTTCATATGAAGCTCCATCAGCAAGAGTAAGTCCACTTGGAACATAAAGATTTATATTATCGATTTCTAAACCACTTTGGCTGGTACTAATTCTACAATGAGGAAATCCCCCATCTTGATCAATAAGTTGTCCTAAATTTGTTGGAAATGTTAAAGATGACACGTATTAAGTCCTATAAATAAAAAATATATTATAAGTTTATTTATATGGCTTACAAAGGAAGATACACAATAAAAAGACCCGAAAAATACATGGGTAATCCTGCAAAAGTGACTTATAGATCTCTTTGGGAAAGACAAGCATTTAAATGGTTAGAGGATAATCCAAAGGTTAAATCATGGAATAGTGAAGAAGTTGTAGTCCCTTACAAGTCCACTCTGGATGGTAAGATACACCGATACTATGTAGATTTGCTTATACAAATGGATAATCGAAAGGTATTCCTTGTTGAAATTAAGCCAAAAAAAGAAACAATCCCACCAAAACCAAGAAAAAGAAAGACCCAAAAATATGTTACTGAAGTCCTAACATATACCAGAAACAATGATAAATGGGAAGCTGCGAGTAAGTTTGCGGAACATAATGGATGGAAGTTTCAGGTTTGGACAGAAGAAACTTTAAAGAATCTCGGCATCAAAGTAATCACCTAATCATATAAATAAAGTATATGGCATCACTATTTGATACACTACAAGCTGGAGCACAACGTGCTGGAATAAAATCTAGAACTAAACAATCTAGAGAATGGTTCCAGGATCAGATTAAGACTCTCAGTGTACCGGGAAGAGGAACACTACTCAAAGATCCTGCTTTACAAAGAACAAATAGGGAATTAGTTGGGAATATGTACATGTATGTTTACGATCCCAAAATGAAAAAAGAATTGCCATATTACGATAGATTTCCACTCTCAATAATGGTGGAACCTGCTAAGGGTGGATTCTACGGATTAAATTTACATTATTTAAATTATAATGTTAGAGCTAGATTTTTAGACGAACTTATGTCTTTAGAATCAGGAAAGGCAACACAAACATCTCGAATTAAAAGATTGAGATACCAACTATTAGCAGGTACTAGAAAATATAAAGAATTTAAACCATGTTTCAAACATTACTTAACATCACATATCAAATCTCCATTGTCTCGGGTGCCAATGACAGATTGGGAGATAGCTATATTCTTACCAGTAGAACAATTTGTTAAGAAAGGTAAAACATCGATATGGAACGAAAGTCTTAAGATTGCAAGGAAATAACAATGAGTAGTATAGACAATTTAAAATCTACAATTAAAAAGAAAGGTGGTATAGCTCCATCTAATAGGTTTAATGTTATATTTACTCCTCCTGATCTTTCTTTAATTAATTTAGATGTACAATCAATAGTAGGATCTTTACTATCAGGTGGATTTAGTGCATCAAATTTAATAAACGATCCAAGAGATATATCCATTTTATGTCAAGAAGTAAATATTCCAGGAAGAAATATTTCTACATTTGATCACATGGATTTCCAACAATCAAACAAATTTCCTTACACTGTGATAGATTCGGAAGTCACAATGAGTTTTCTATTAACAAATGATTATCACATGAGAAAAATGATGGACAATTGGATGTCCGGAATATATAATGTGAATACTCATAGAATAGGATTAAAGGAAAATTATGCTGTAGATGTTATAATACAACATTTAAATCAGCAAAATATTCCGATATATGGAGTGAAGCTTCTAAAGGCTTTCCCAACATCTGTTAATGCAATTACCCTAAATCAGGAGGCACAAGGAGATGTTGTGAAGATGGAAGTAACATGGGCTTATGATAAGTTTAAACCAGAAGGTGCAGTAGAATCAGCACTATCTGGTGTATCTGCAGCTCTAGATATATTTGGTTAATTAATATAGGAGAAAAATATGGCATTGCCAATGGTGAATTCCCCTAGATACAGTACTATACTGCCATCTACGGGAGAAAATATAGATTATAGACCTTACACGGTCAAAGAAGAAAAGATTTTAATGATTGCAATGGAGTCGAAAGACCAAAAGCAAATCATTAGGGCTATGAAGGATGTTATTTCTGCATGTATTGAAGGAATAGATGTAGGAAAGATAACAACCTTTGATATAGAATGGATTTTCCTAAAACTGAGATCTAAATCAGTTGGAGAAAAGGTTGAGCTGAAGCTGAAGTGTCAAGATAACGAATGCGAAGCTCAAACCCAAGTAGAAATAAATCTGGAAGAGATTGAAGTTAAAGGAGAAGTGAAGAATAATGTTATACAAATAACAGAAGAAGTTGGATGTGTTATAAAGTATCCTTCAATCGAATTAGTAGAAAAATACGATCAGGAGAAATTAAACAGTGTTGATGGAGCTTTTGATATGATTGTAGGCTGTATTGAATCAATATATGATGCAGATAACGTCTATGATTGTAAAAATGAAACCCCAGAAGATATTAGGGATTTCCTAGATAGCTTAACATCAGAACAGTTTCAAAAGATAACAGAATTCTTCCAAGGAGTTCCACAAGTTCAGCATGATCTGAATTGGAAATGCTCTAAATGTGAAAAAGAAAATTCAATAGAATTAAAAGGTATTGAAAGTTTTTTTACTTAGGCCTCTCACACGAATCCCTTATAAATCATTATAGGGTGAATTTCGCGATGATGCAGCATCATGGGTATAGCTTGACAGAATTAGATAATATGATGCCGTGGGAGAGGGAAATATATGTATCCTTACTTCAGGATCATATTGAAAAAGAAAATGAAAGAATGAAAGAATTTAATAGGAGAAAATAATGGCAGAAGGACAAGACAGTAGCCGTAACGAAGTCGAAATCGATTTAGATAAGTATATGTCTCTTATCGATAAGCTCGATAAAGCTGAAGATACAATTGTTGAAATGCAGGAAGAGGCAAGAAAGGTTAAATCCCAATTGGCTCCACCAAAAAGAAAATTTATGGATTTATTCTTAGATGATAATGATATAAATGAGAAATCTATAATAGGATTTATTTCTTTTGGTCTTATGACTGTATTTGGTATATGCGATTTAGTTACAGCATTTATGGGTCAAGACTTACTTATTTCTGATACAATTTATACATCATTTGTAGTGGTTACATTAGGTGCATTTGGTATATCAGAAGCTGGTAAAGCGTTTGGAAAATAATTAGGAGATATAGGTGTCAGATAAAAAGATTTCAAAGTTTGAATTAGATCAGCAAAAAGAATCTAAAAAATTATCCTCTTCTCAAGAGAAAATAAAAGATTCTTTAGATAAATCTGGTGATATTCTTGCTAAGAATGAGGAAAAATCCTCTGCTATTTTAAAAGCTTCTGAAGCAAATGTTAAAATACAAGAGCTAAGAGCTGCTGGAGATAATGCTCGAGCTAACATTTTGCAAAGTAAACTTGACACCGTACAAAATCTTTTAGAAAAAGATAATATGACCTCTGAACAAGTAGCAGAGGCAGTCAAAATATCTCAAAGCCTTTTAGACCAAAGTGATAATGCATTAAAGAAAAATAGTAATCTTTTGGAATCAATGGCTAATAATAATGAAACCTTAACAGGATTAAAATTATTAAATGACGAATTAAAAGAACAGAAAGAAATACAGAAAGCTAACGCAGATCTTTTCGATATAGAAAAATCCCTAAACAAATTGGAAGGATTTATGGATAGAAATGCTGATGAAACAACTCTTCAATTAAGATCGGGATATGAAGAGGCTTCTATGAATTTAAAAGATGCTATAGAAAGGGGAGATGATCAAGCTGCAGATATTGCAAGACGTCAAATAGAAACTATAAAAGAAGCAGCACAAACAGAAGAAGAAAGAAGGGAAGCAGCTAAAGCAGCAGAACTACAATCAACTGCATTATTCTCAATGGGAGATAAACTAGAAGGATTGGGTGAAAAAATGGATAGTATGGGACTTGCAGCCAAAGGTGGATTCCTTGCAGGTATAGCAGGTTTATTCCTAATGTTTACAGACCCAGAAAAATTCAGAGAAATTATCGTGAAAGTAATGGATACGGTTACATCTACATTCCAAGCTATAACCCAAGTACTTCAAGGAGATCTTAGTGGTGCTTTAGAAACTATGGATGGTAAGTTTGGAGCTCTGGGAGCCCTAGTAGGAGTTATTGCTTTATTTTTCTTACCTAAGATTATATCTACTATAGGTGGAGTATTTAAAACCCTAAACACATTAGTAAGAGCAGCTAAAGTATTCAGATTGTTTATGATGGGTACATTTGTTCCATCAATGGTAGCTGGTCTTACCTCAATAGGAACAGCGATGGGATTTGCAGTAGGTAGTTTAGGTGTAGTCCTAGCCCCAGCATTATTAATTGTAGCTCTTATAGGCGGATTATATCTTGGATTTAAAAAATTACAAGACTCGTTAGGACCAGGCGCAAGTATAATGGATACGCTTAAAGTTGCTGCACTGTATTTAGTTGATTTCTTATCGATGTTGGTCAATGCAATAACATTTATACCAAGGAAGATTATTGGCTTCTTAGGAAAGAAGGCAGCAAAATGGTTATTCGGCGATGATGTTGATATCTCAATGTTTGATTCGATTTCTGAAGGATTGGATACTAATCGTGGTGCTAGAGCTGCAGAAGAAATTAGACTTAAGAATGAAGAACAAGCTAAATTAGATGCAGTAGAAAAAGAAAAGGAAACTCTAGAAAAAACAGTACAGGTAATACCACCAACTACTGCAGATAATATAGAAAATTTAGAAAGTCAAAAAATGGAATTAGAGTTAGATAGTAAGAGAGATAAGCCTGTTCCTTCTCAAGTTAATGCAGTAAGCACTAAGTCAGATAATAGAAGTTCAGTTTCAACAGTAATTAATTACCCAGTAATGTCACCCGCAGCTTACGCATTGGGTGACTTGGGTGGAAGATAATCCGATTAGCTTTCTTTGGCTAATTTAGCAAAATAGGACAAAGTATCATCTTCTTCAGCTGATTCAACTGAATCTCCTACACTATCCATATTTGTTGATTGAATTTCTGGGGCTTCCATAACAGCTGATGGTTCGGATTCAACATAATTTCCCGCAGAAACACCTAAGACTCTATTTAATTTAGTTTTAAGTTCGTCATAGGTTTTATAATTACCTGGTTCGATGAATTCTTTCAAACCATATAGATTACCATATAGTTCTTGGAGTCTTCCTTCATCTCCATCATATAAAGCTGATGGTGAGCTAAACTCTGATTTGTCATAGTTTACCCAACCTTCTACTTTTCTGATTTTGATTTTAAAGTCAGCACCTTCCCAGAAGTCAAAAGGATTTAATGGTTGTTCATCATCGAATACTGGTTGCATTGCTTCCATAATTTTATCGAAGATTTTTTTACCATATTGGTATAGGAATACCTTTCCTTCATTTTGTGGATTGTCTGGGTCAGAAATAACTAACACATTACTAATGTAATGAAGTCTTCTTTTTCTTTCCCTTGCAATAGCTTTATCCTCGTCTCTACCTGAATTCCAGAGAACACTGTTATGCTCTGATACTGGATCTTGTTGTCCAATAGAGGTTAAAGAGTTTTCTATGTACCATAGACCAGTTGGACCTTTGAACCCATGATCCCAATACCTTACCCATGGAAGATCTTCACCTTCTCTTGTAGGTAAGAAACGAATCACAGCGTAACCATTTCCTGCTTTATCTCTGGTAGGTTTCCAGAAACGTGTATCCTCATATGAGTCTTTAGATTCTGGTTTAGACGTGGAAACTGCTTCTGCAGCCTTTACGAGTTTATCGATAGATGAGCCTCGCATGCTCTTTAGATTTTCAAATGACATTTTTTTCTCCGTTGTATTTGACTGAATTATCCACTTTATACATAATAAAATTTAACATATATTATACCATATAATCATACGTTTGTAAACCTTTCCATAATAATTTTTTTCAGCTTATCATGGTCAAAGCTTACGAAAGGTGTATACTTAAGAATCTTTCTTTTTATATCAGGCCAAATAATTGTATCTGATATTTTGGAATCCTCCTTTTGTATAAACCCACATAATGAATTTAGAATGACTACAGTTTCTAAATGTATATCACCCTGCATCCACATTCTTATAATCTCTGGATGCTGATTATCCTCGGATATAAGATATTTATCGAAGTTACCATCGAGTTTAGATAGATCATCTTTAAATGTTTTTGTTAAAGATTGTAAAACTCTTTGGTGCCTTCGGTAATTTGATTCTCCATCTTCATTGATCATATCTCCTACATAGGAAACACCTTCTTTAAAGTTAGAGACATAATAACCTATAACATCTTTCTCATAGTTCTTTGCAATCTTAGCAAAGAAATACTTATCTTTTCTTTTATAAAAGGATTGTGGAGAGATATTAGTTTTATAGTTATACTTTATTGCATCATAAGAATCAGTTTCAAAGTGAAGCTTTAGTGCATTATATATTGTATAAGAATCGTATTCCCTCATAAAGGTAACTTACCGCCTTTCTTTCCCCGAATTAAATTTAAACTTAGAGCTTCTTCCTCTATTTTTTGTTTTAAAGAATCAGTTAAAAGTCTTTTCATAGCAGAATAGTCTAATCCTTTTTCTTCTAAAACCGAAACACAAGCATCTATATAATTAGATCCTTTATTTTTAGATACTAGGGTTTCTACTGCCATAGAAAACCTTTTCTTTGTAACTATTTTTTCTTCTATACTATCCGACATTAAAATGTCCTCATTAAAATACAGTCAGCATTAATGCGTCCTGTTGGTTTTGTTATCTTAGTTGTTAAACCATCCCAAATATTATCAATCTGTCTTTCAGTTTTATTTAATATCTGAGGTAGTATATCTTCAGGCTTACGTAATGTGCAAGACTTACTTTTTCCATCAAAGTTCTTAATCGTTGTTCCACTAACCTCGAAACCACTTACTGATGATGTCACATACTCTATAAGCTTTCTTTGTTTTACGTTATATACAAACAGTTTGTGTTTTCCTGGTATAAGTATAGGATTAATTGAAACAAGTTTTGAATCTATATCTTCTTTTAAATATTTTAGTTTCTCTACTTGCCTATCTGATGACTTTGGTTTCTTTAATCTTGGGGATCTTGTAGCTCTGAAAGCATCTCTTAATCTTTCTAAGTCTGAGTATACCGCTTCAAATTGTTTTAAAATCTTATTCTTATCCCCTTTAGAAATATGTGAATAAGCTTCTACACATTGATCATCGGTTCTTTCATATGCAGATTTAATAGATTCATACTCTTCATCTATCATAGACTTGAATATATTAATTGCGTTGCTTTTTAGACCGTGCATTTTAAATCTGTTGTAAGCTGAGAATTTTTTAGTGTAATCACCGTCGATCCAACCTTCTATGATTTCGCTATCCCAATCTGCATAAATGGTTTCTAATACCTTTATTCGTGTTCTTTCTTGTGGACTAATAACTTTTACTTTTGATTTTTCAGCTTCAACCTTTTCTTTTTCTTTTAAAGCTATCTTATATGAATCTGAAATAAAATCTTTTATATTTTGAAGATCCTCTTCTTTATATTGCCAACCTCTTTCAAAGAGTTTAATCCTCTTGCCAACTGGTATAAAATGATAATCTCTAAGTCTCTTTAGAACTGAGATTTTCTTTTTGGTATATCCCATTTCTTTTTCTACAAAGCTTATTATAGATGGCATATAGTCTTTATTCTTATAAAAATAACCATACCATCTAGCGGCCTTTGCCCAATTTGTATCAGTGAATTCAGAATCTGAACTGAAAATTGGTTCTGGACCCATGTACTTATCGTCTAAGCTTGGTCCTCTTTTATTTTTTCTAACTGCCATATTATTCTCTATTAGATCGGGCCCTTCAAGATATAAGGAGTAAATGTAAATTAATTAACCTCAAAGGACCCTTTTTTAAATTATTAACTATTTACCCTGTGTACAAAATTTTCTGCAGCGTCGTCTGCATAAGATTCACTTTTTCCTGGAAAGAACTTTCTTCCGATTTCTTCTCCATTCTCTTTCATATTGATCCCAAATGTACCATCAGGGGTTTTAAATACTGTTGCAAATCTATTGTTTAATTGATATGATGATCTCTCTTCAGATCTATCATAATCTCTTGATTCAATTAAAAGATCAATCTTTTTTTCCATATCATCAAGCCTACTCATTACATCTTCAAAATTATACATCGTCGTTGTTCTCCATAAATAAATAATATATTGCGCCAATAGCAAGTGCTGCCATGACAGTGTAAACTATAACTTCCATTAGTTTCTCCTCATTTTGCTGATATCCTCAGCTTCTTGTTGACTGATAACTGGTACTGCATTTGACTTATGCATTGTTGCAATACCTTTTACCAATGTCCCTGTATAGACTGGTGATTCTTTTTTTCTTGTATCAGCTTCTGGATAGTTGCCATTTTGCATGTAATCTTCCATAATTGATTTATATTGTTTTGCCTGCTCTTCTCTTAGTTTATCTAAGGTTGATTGAGTAGGTTTATATGCTTTAAACTCAGGTCTTTTCTTTTTAACTGGATTTAAAGCGTGATTTTTTCTTCTTCGACCACAAGGTGAAAACCTTAGTGACCCCATGTATATATTTGTCATTCCCATAATATTATATTATACCATAACTCTGGTTGAATGTAAACACGCTTGTTTAATTATTTCGTACAAATTCATTTATTAATTCTTGACCTTTTAAT